TGGTTGTGCTTCAACAACAAATGAATCATTTAACACAACAATTCGCATTGATTCGTAAAATGCACCAGTGTCAAAAAGTGTGTATGGTGTTCCAGCTTGTTTGTCTGGATTCAACATTTCAGTCCATTCTGAATAAAGTCCGATGATGTCACCATCTTCATCAATACCTTGTTTGAACAATTGGTCTTGTCGAATCATTTCAAGAATCATGTTTGACAATGTCTTGTCCTGAAAAACTTTGTGCCAGATCGATTCAGTTCGAAGTGTTCGAAGTTTATTCAAAACTGCACCGATTTCTGTCTGCATCAAATCCATTTCACAAAGTTACGAAAAAAGGCAACACATTTCTGCATTGCCTTTTCTTTGATTTTCATTCTTCAATCAATTCATGATTCTGAAATCACTGCTTCTTGTTTGATGTCTGAAACTTTGAATTTGTTCTTCCATGTCAACATTTCTTTTTCAAAAATTTGGAAGGTTCTTTCGAATGCTTCTTTGTTTTTTACTTTGAAATTTTTAATCAAAAACATTTTCATTGATTCAGAATCCATCTTTTGCAAATCCAAAACATTCACTGAATATTTTCCTGAAACAATTTGGAAAGTTGATTGAAACAATGCAACAATTCTTCTTTGTGGAAAATTTCCATTTTTGGTGAAATATGAAATTGCACTTCTGACATCCTTGAATGTTCGCATTCCTTCTTCATTGAATGGAATCATCAGTGTTGGTCTTTTCTTCGCCATTTTTCAAGAATTAAGCAGTCCAAGTGTATGAACCAGTGAAACCAGATTTGATGATTGTGATTGTGTATTCAGTTGCAAGTGTGAATGCATAAGACAATGTGTAATTTCCATCAACATTTTCCACAACTGAAATTGGTGTCAATACACCACCAGCATCTGACAATTGGAAGTCAGCAGTGACTGCACCAATGAATTTGATTGCATTGTATGCAGTACCATAGTCAAGAACTGCATCAAAAGTGATGTCAGTCAAAGTGTCAACAACATTGATTGAATTCACATCAACAAGACCTTCAAGTTCATTGAAGTTTTGTGATGCTTCTGTCGGTGTTATCATGTACATTGTTGATTCATCAAACAATCTGTCAAAATCGAATGCAACCATGATTTTTGACGTTGTTGTGTCAGTTGCAAACATATATTTCGGGTCAAATGATGGATTGTCCACTGGAATTGGAAATAAGAAACCATTCACTTTTGAACCGACAAGATTTCCATTCACATCCACGATGTAAACACCAAAATCAACACATCGGTTGTTTTGCATTTTTCCAAGAAGTGTTGGTGAAGAATCTTCCGACCACAATTCACCAGCAAAACTTCTTTTTCCTTGACGAATGAAGACCATTCTTCCTGAATTTGCTTCTTCAAAAGTGGTGTCTGCTTTTGCAAGTTCCACATTTTCGAATGCTGGAAGTGGAAACCATCTTTTCGATGCATCCAATTCGTTCACCAAATCATTCCAAACTGGAATTGGTGCAGATAAATCAATTGAATTTAATGTTCCATCATTTGCTTTTAAAGGAACAAGAATCAATTTTGAAGTGACCGATTGAATCGGAACACAATTCGGTCTTCCAGTGTTGGAAAGGCCGGAATTACAATTACATCCTAATGACATTTTTTTTTGTTTTTTAAAGTTATTTCGTTAATTCACCACCATGATGAATCAACATTTGCAATTTTCTTTGTATTTGACCAATGTCAAACGTAATTCGACACCAGACAAGTCAGCATCAAGAATGCTTTGAAACATTCCATTTTCTTTTTCGACACCAAATCTTGAAAAAGTAAGAATTTCGAAGTCTTCAATACGTTTGAAAATACGATTTCCTTGAACCGATTCGATGAAACCTTCCACAAGTTCAGTCATCGGTTGGACAACATTGTCACGATGGTCTTGTGTGTAGTAATTTCGAACATCAGTTTCATCCAAAAAGAAGATTCGAAGTTCTGATTCGAATTCAATTGATGATTCCTTTCCAAACTGCTTGAATCTGATGAAATCCAAATACCACACAATCGGTGTTTTTGCAGTGACATCATTTGTGACAATTGTCCATTCACGATTTGCAGACATCTTTGTTCCAGTTATGAAATATGGTTCACCGATGGAAATAATTCCTTCAAGTGGTGGATTTGTCGGAACAATTGGTGTTGCAACAATCCATTCATCGATTGCAAAATCAATGACCATGTATTCATTTCCAGAAGAATCAGTGACCTTCTTTCCTTTCCGAATCCATTTTGTTTTGCAGACATCAGTTCTGTCTGAATTCACATTGTAAATTCCGACAATTGTGTTGTCGATGTCCAGAACAATCTGGTGGATGATATTTGAAAGGTCTTGATTCATATCCAATAAGCAAAAAGTTTCTGAATTCCATTGAATTTTCGAAAGTCACCAGCACCAACTTTCACGATTTGAACCTTGCAATTGTTGTCACCACCATCGATGATGAATTCTTCATTCACAAGATAATCGATTCCATCTTCACTGACTGCAATCGAAGTGATTTCACCATTTGTCAAAGTGTCAATGTCAAATGTTGCATCTGCATTTCCACCATTGATTGTGATTGTGTCACCGATTGAATATCCGGAACCAGTTTGTGCAATTGAAATTGTCAACACACCACCACTTCCATCTTCAACAATGTCCACTTCCAAACCACTTCCAGAACCACCACTTGTTGTCACATCTTGTGCATCAACATATCCACTTCCAACAATCATTGGTGTGAATGTCAAACATCCACCAATTGCAGTTGCAGTGATGTCAAGTGTGAAACCTGATCCAACTGATGAATTCATGACATTGGTGACAAGAAGTGTTGCATCTTGACCACCAGCATCAATTGTGATGATGTCATCCACTGCATATCCTGAACCAGCACTTGCAATTGTGAAGGAATCGATTCCACCAGAACCATCTTGAATGATGTTCAGTGTCAAACCGATTCCATTTCCACCAAGTGTTGGAACATTCAATGCATCAACATATCCAGTTCCAATTGTTGTCAATGTCATTCCATCTGTCATTCCAATTTGATTCACAAGAACATTGTTTGCAGTCACGTATGCAGAACCAGAACTGATTCCTTGTGCAACATGAATGACTTGACCGAAATGCATTGTCGAATTCAAAACTATGAATGACCGAATTGCATTGTATGTCTTCACTGCTTCATTGTAACGTGTGAACATCATGGAATTCAAGGTTGTGACCTTCTTTGAATTTTCAGATAGTTGTGAAACATTTCCGAATGGTGTTTGTTGGTTCATTTGGTCTTTTGAATACTCAAAATAAATGAAACCTTTTAACATTTCAAGAATTCCTTCTGAAATCAACAAATGATACAAATTCACATTCTGATGGAATTCATCGAATATCTGAATGAAATTCGGTGATTCTGGTTCATTGTTGACATCAAGGTCTGCAATGAAATCATCAAAAAGTGTTGCACCAAACAATTCAATCAAATATCTTTTTTCATATTTGTTGATGTAGTCTTGCAATTTTTGTTGGTCATAAATACCAGTGTGCAATTCATATTTTCCAGTGAAATCTTGTGGTGTCAAAAACATTTCTTCTATTTTTTAAGTTTTCCAAGTCCCCTTTTCAAGAAGATTTTCAGCATTTCACCAGAAATCTTCCAAATTGTTCCTTTCGGCATATGTTTATTTCCAAATGATTCAAATTCGTATTCTTTCAAATCATCAATTTCGATGTCCAATTTCAGACCACCTTCATCTTTTGTGAAGTGTGCATCAACTTTTTTGGTGTCAACATCGATTTTGACATTTCCTTCTGAATCACGATGAAAGTCAACATCAACATTTTTGGTGTCGATATGGATGTCAATCGGTTTTTTCGGTCTTTTTGGTGTCTTCATTTTGATGCTTTTTAAATTTATTTTTAACTGATTAAATCAATTAGATTGCAGGGTCAAGTGCAACAATTGCAGTTTGAATTGTTCCACGAACAAATGCATTCACATCATTCAATTTCACATAGTGAACTGCACGTGCTTCTGCAAGGATTGACACCATGTTTCTTTGGAAGTCATCATTCACATATCCAACTTGAATGTTCACGTTTTCACGAATACGCAAATTTGATTTTGTCATGTCACCAACCAAGAAATTTCCAGCAGTCATGTATGTTGTTGAAACAACAATCAAGTTTGCAACTTTCATTTCATTGTTCATTGATGGATAAAAAATCGGTGTTGTGTATTCACCAGTTGAAGTTTTTGTCAATTGCATTCTTGCAACATCAACTGGATGCAAAACCACGTGTGTTGCATTGAATTTTGCACTTTCGATTTGTGAAATTGAAACACGAATCACATCAAGGATGTTTGCATATGGAATTGTATTTGCAAAAGTTCCAGCTGCAAATAATGGTGCAAAAGAAAGAATTCCTTCCAGATCAGAACCACCAGCACCATTCAAGATTGAATTGTCCATTGCAGAAAGAACACCACCAATCAAATCAGTGTTGATTTCATTCTGAATGAATGACAAGTCAGACAACATTTCTTTTGAAACTTTCACCATTCCAGCAACTTTTTTCACTTGCTTTGAAACTTCAACATATTGTGCTTGATATTC